CCCCGCCAGTTGTTTAGTATATTGTCAGGTCTTTCCCATTTACCACTTTCGTCGTGTACTAGCAAGTTAAGCTTTTCACCGTCATAGCTGTTGTCGCCAGTATTTTTCCAGTCAATAGTAGTGTCAAGTCCAACCAGCTCTTCCTCTTTTTCGTTCGTCGTAATTTTTCTACGAGTGAGTTTACTCGCAGGCACGCGATAAGCAAGTTCAGACTTAGGTCTATCCATACCATCTTGAATAGGCTTGAAAAAGAACGGGTAATTAATAGAGATCGGTACCACTTTGTCGGTAAACATTTTTTTAGCATCTGCTCCTGATTTTGATAATATTCCAAACCTAGCATCTGAAGATATTGTAGCTAGATTAACTGTTTCTGCTGAAGACATAAATGAAAAGCCACTACGTCTGTTTTTTAAATAGCACATACCGTAGCATCTAGTATCTGCTTTGCAAGCTTCCCAGAATATAAAAAATAACCTGTTGGCTTCTCTATAGTTTGGAGCTCCAACGTCTATCTTACTCCACTGCAAATAAACATAGTGACTACCAGTTATATACGTTGGCGTTCCGTCATTGTTAAACCAAAAGCCTTTGTCTCTTCTATCGAACTCTGCGTCGATATAGTCATACCATTGCTCTTTAGCTTCTTCTGGATAATCTCTCCAGTCAAATATATTTTTAAGCTTGCCAAGTTCTTTAGGGTATTCAAATCTTTCCCACTTTTTTAGCTTATTCTCATGCACTTGCCTTGGCACTTTTGGCAGCGCAATCTGCAAGTTCTGGATCTGAAGTATTTGTCCAATTTGTCCAGTTTTTGAGATAACAACAATATCATGTTCTCTATTATATCCATACTCCCACTTTTTAGATTTGTTAAGCCTATTAATAGTAGTAAGCTTTATAGGCTCTATAACTTTATATAAAGTTTGATTATACATTAGTCGTATACTTTGGCTCTTGATCTACTAGTATTAAGGCAAAGTTAGAAAATACACCCGCATTATTTTGTGATACTTCTTTAGCGTTAATGTAAACATCTGTTTTTTCTTCAACAGGAAGAGGCATTTTAAACTCTTTGATAAAACTAGTAGAACCAGTAGTGTCAATAGATATATTCTGCTTTACTCTTTTAACACCGTCTTTTCTAAATATCATCTCGAGAACAATAGCTGTAGAAGGCGTTGCTTTAGATATAGATGCGGAAAAAGAAGTTAAATAAGCTTTATGGTTTCTAGGTATAGTATAAATAGCCATTTGTGTTTGACCGTGCAAAGCTGGTATTGTCGCTAAAGTTAAACTATCATCAGAATTATTTATAGTTATAGTGCCTTCGTTTAATTCGCTAGATCCAGCAGAAGTTACAAATGCTCTAAAAACTCTAATAAAATTTTTACTACCAGTTACAGCTGTTTGACCATTTAAAGTAAAATCTTCTTCTATAAGATCGTAATTAGCATCTAGCCCTTGAACTTTTATAGTTAAAGCCACCCGCGCTCCACACTGTCTCTGGATCTGTAGTAGTATCAATATCTAAGTTTTGCCCAAACTTGTGAACTAAACTATACTTAGGAACGTGACCTTGCGATACCGCTGTATGAAAATCTATTAAATAATGATTTACTGACATATATATTATTATTTTGATCTGCCTTCAGCAAAACCTTTAAATACTCTTTCCTTCTTATCTTCTACAACTTTTCCCTCAAGTATATTCTCTTCTTCTTGCACTCTGTTTAGTATTTCAAAAGCATCGAATATAGCTAACTTCTTGGTAGCGGCTGCGTTTTTAAGTCTATCTGCAGATACATCATCTTCAGTATTAGTTATAATTTGCTCTTCAGCTACTTTAATCAACTCATCAACTGCTTTGCGCCCAGCTTGGATTATACGTTTTTTCGTCTCCTTTATATCCATATTTAATTGTAATAAACTTATTGTACACTCTAAACAATCTTTGATCGTCTATTATAAACTCGTACTGTGAAAAAGGAGTATAACCAACTATCTCGCCTTTGTTAAAAGTGCCATCAGTATATACTATTACACCTCTGTCAGGATGTTCTTTTTCTAAGCTAAACTCATCATCGTAGAGTAGTGGCTGAACGAAGCAAAATCCGTCTACAGGCCTCCACTGTTCTTGATTTGGATTTTTAAACAAAAACATTTGATCAGGGCTAACTATATACTTATCTTTGTCAAAGTAAGCTTTGCTATTTCTATCTACACCTCTGACATCGCTCCATCTTCTAAACACATTGTGATGAAGTATTACTTCTGCCCCTGGAAGCACGCTAGAATTATGCATTGAAGGCGTAGATATAACAATACCTTTTCTATTTACATATTCGTGGTTTTGGTTTTCTGAATTTATTATAAAACTTTTGCCACCTATGTCTTTAGTATTATTATATCTTTCGCCCTTTGGTTTTACTAAAAACTGATGAAGACTTCTCATTAGTATTCTAAATTATACTCTATAGATATTGCCATATTCTTGTTAAAGTCTTTCCAAGGCATAACATCCATATTTTTTCTAATATAAATACTATACTTATCGTCTTCTTCAATTATATCGCATATTTTATGCCCTCCGTAAACTTCTTGGCCTACAGAGTAATGCATTGAGTCTATTTTGTAATCTTTACCTATCGTTATCTTCCTTATTAATTTCGTTGTTTCCATCTTCATTATATTTAATTTCGCCGCTGCTAATGTCGACGTTATCCGTTCCGTATTGTTCTACGAACTCTTTTTGCAAGTCTAATAGCATGCGCTGCATCTCCATAACAGCATGCATAGCTTCGTGCTTTCTAGTTTCTAGAGAGCCAATATCATTTCTAGCGGCGTTAATGCCTTGAGCTAGATTCTTAAGCTTTTTTAATTGTTCTTCTGAAATTTTGTTAGGACGAAGGGATTCCACCTTCGGAGTCTTTCTTTTTGCCATAATTTTATTTAATTTAAGTTAATTTAATCGTTGTACTCAGTTATATCTCCTGTTACACTGTCAGCACATATATTTTTTTCTTCAATTGTAAGCTCGTTATAAAAATTATCTGATATAATAACTGTATAATCAGAGCTACCTTCTATAGAAAGAACAGAAGAATAATTTTTAGTAACACCAGGGGTAGGATAACCTAAAAAAGAATCTTGTCTTTCTTTAACATCTTTACAGTTAGCTAATGTTGATACGTAATACTTCATTATGATATACTATTTCTTGTCATTATATCCGCTTGAACTAAAGCTCTGTCAGAGTCGCTAAGTACGTCGCTAAATATTACATATTCTGATATGTTTCCTTGAAAAGGATTGCTTGAGCCTGCGTGGCAGCCAATCTCGTCAATATCAAAAACTTTCAAATTAGCACTATGAGTGCCTTCAGATTTAAAAGCGTCATCAACGTATGTTTTAATATTATTTGAAGCAGCGGTAATATCTCTCGTTATAGTAAACAAAAACTTAGTGCCAGCCGCAGGGTAAGCTGTACCAGCAGTTATAGTAGCGGCTATAGCTCCGCCATCGTCTATTTGTAGTCTAACTTTAGTAGTAGCGCCCGCAGCAAGTCTAATTAATTGTAAACTTTGAGTGCTGTGGCCTACAATAGTTTCATTATTTGGCGCTGCAGTAAACTCTACAACTAAGCATATTGTAAAGCCGCGAAGATTTACCTCAGCACTTTGAACAAGTTTAGCTAAACTAGAATCAAAGCTTAACTCTCCATTGTTGTATAAAGGCTGTCTAGCAGATGAGCCTTGTTCTAAATGCTTACTACCAATTTGATCGTCCCATCGCTCTACTCTAGTAGGATCGCCGCTATTAAGATGTATGCCTTCGTCAAACTTATACCAATGAATAGCTGAAGGAAGGCTGTCTATAGAAAATGCTCCTTCAACAGCGCCAGATTTCATTAAACTATTTCCTAGCCCTAGCATTAACGTCCGAAATAACAGATTACACCGCCAGTAGCGTCTGCCGCCGGAGTTACCTTAGTCCATCTTCCGTATATAGTTAATCCTTTTGGAAAAGTAATTCCTTCAGCCGTAGTACCTCCAGCTCCATGAAACTCGTCTATAAATACTAATGTTTGAGCTGCGGTCGGAGTTAGAGCTTTATCTAATACTACTAAATCGTTTTTAACTCTAACTACTTTTACACCAGCTTTGTTAGGGCCTTCGTAAACAGGTGTTGGAGTTTCAGCGTCTACAGTAAGACCAGTGTCTACCGTGTCAGCGGTGTTTACCAATAATACAAACTGACCAGGCTTTATTAAATCATTAGTGGCACCTATTTCTACAGTGTCATTAGTAAAGTTTTCTGTAAAAACATTACCTGTGCAAGCGGCTTCAGTTACGCCTAAGTAATTAGCCGCAGAAGCTTCTGTATCATTAGTTCCTATAAACTGAGCTCCTTGACTGTCTAAAACTTCTGTTATAAGTTCTGTAGGTGTGTTGTCTGCTATAAATTGAATAGCTACAATAACTAATCCTTTTGGAGGATATACAGGTTTCGCTAAGTTTTGAAAAGCGCTACCCATCTGACCAAAACCATAATCTACGGTACTATCTCTAAATGCCATTTTATTTTTCTTTTATTTGTTCGTTTTTCTTTGAACTTCCGCCGAAGAAGAAGTCTATTATTGTA